AAAATGTGGCGCGGCTTTGCAAAATTCATTGTCAAAGAATATGGCATAGCTGATCCAACTGACGGCATTAATAAGGACGCTGTCGCGGCCTCTGACGGCCATGAGCCTTGGTCGCTGGACGATATAGCCCATTTCCGCAAGATGTACCCTCTGGCGCGCTCTGAGCGGCTGTGCATGGAATTGCTTTACTGGACAGGCGCGAGGATTGGCGACGCGGTTAAACTTGGTCGTGGTCATGTTACGCGCGACGGCTGGCTAAGTTTTAAACAAGGCAAAACTGGTGGCCCTGTTGATGTGCCATTTAAGCGCCGATTGCCTGACTTTGCTTTGGCTGACGCTGAAGATTTGCGGATGTTGCACGCCAGCATTGATGCGCAGCCTATTAAGCATATGACCTATCTTTGCACGCAAAAAGGTGCGTCAAGGTCAGAACACGCGGTCAGCAATTGGTTTGCTGGCAAAGCGCGGGAAGTTGGGCTGGACAACAGGACAGCACACGGACTGCGCAAGTCGCGCGCAATTAGCTGGGCTGAGTCGGGCGCAACAAGCGTGCAGATCGGCGCTTGGACGGGCCACGAGAGTTTAAAAGAGATTGAGAGATATATACGCAAATACAACAGGCGCGCTGCGCTGTCGGGCGGTGTTTTGGCAAAATAAAGACTGTAAATTTCATCGGCAAAGTTACAACGTTAGCTTTGCCTAGTTACAACAACCAAAAAAAGATGGTGTTATCAAATGTTTAAAAAGTTAATGGCGACCCCGGCAGGACTGCCGCAATCTAGCAAGATCAACAACTTGTGCGAAAAGTTGTGTCAAACGACCCCCACACAGCCCCACAGGGTCACACAGGATAGTTACAACAAATTGACGATCCTGATGGAGTTCGTGGCGGTGGCGGGAATATTTATTGGGATGATAGCCTTCAGCTGGGCAGGCTGCGCGCTGATCGACCAATGTTATGCAGATAATGTTGGGGGGATTTTGCGATGAAAACCGTTACTGTTTTTGAGGAATCCCGCCTTGAAATGGACAGCTTTGGCGATCAATGGACAGATTGGCAGGCAATTATTGAAGATCCGAAATCAAGCCTTAAACAGAAAAATTTTGCGACGAAAAAGATGGATGTTGTTAGCACTATGATTGGCAAATATTTTAAAGAAGATGGATATGATCGCATAGTGACTGACAAATTTGAATTTGTTTGGGCCGTAAATGATCCCAACAAAGAGTCAGTCGAATGCAACCCGTTGCCTCGCCATGTCCACTAAACTGACACGCAAGCAATCGGTCGTGTTGTCAGTGATCGCAGCACATCACGCTGTGCATGGCAAATGTCCAACCTATCAAACGGTTGCTGACATGACAGGCAGATCAAAGCACGCCGCTTGGAAAATGTGCCAAAACATAATGATGCGCGGTTATCTGCGATCTGACTTGCTTGGCAAATTAAAATTGGAGAAAAATAAATGAAAAACGTCAAAACAGCCAAATCAAATACAGCTTGGTCGCCTGATGAAGAAAAAACGCTGATCGATCTAAACAGCCAAGCCAGATCGGTAGACTATATGGCTGAAACGCTTGGCCGCAGCCGCAAAGCAATTCAAAACAGATTGTCAATTATGGCGATGCGCGGCGACCTGTTTTTAAAACCGATTGCCAAGCCAGCCAAGCGCAAGCGCAGATCACCAGCGCCAAAACTGCAAGACCCGATTATGCGCGCAAAGATCGATGAAATCATGACACAGCCTGACAGCATGTTTCCTTTGCCGCTTCAACAGCATGATGACAGTATATCGGTTAAGGTGCCGCGCAAGGCGCTGTATGGGGCAGTCAGTGCCGCTTTAATGGCGGCTGCGTTTTACGCTGGGATGAATGTCTAGCGCAACCACTCGCGCACGCTGAAGCATGGACATGCTTTATTCGACCATTGATTATGCCCTGAGATATTCTGTATCTTGGGGTAATCTTTTTTTAAATCGCCAATTAAATCTTGCAGCGCAGTTTCCTGATCTGCCGTAAAGTTATCCAGAATTTTATCTGTGCTTTCACCGCCACGACCGCCGCATAGTGTGATGCCTATTGATTGCTTATTGCGGCCCCTGCAATGCGCCCCAGAGCGCTCAACAGGTCGCGCAGTGCCAATCATGCCGTCCCTGTGAATAACGTAATGATAACCACAGTCTGACCATTTGTTGTCCTCAACGTGCCACCTGGTCAACTCTTTCACAACATCTTCAACTGGCTTATCTTCCATCCAATTCGCGCGGGTCGCTGTGCAATGAATTACGATTTCTGTTATGTTTCTCATTTGGGCTTTGTCTCCAAAATTTTTAATAATTGTTCTTTGATTTGCTTTTGCTGGGCTTCTAATTGCTGCCATTGCTCATCGATGTCCGATTTGGGTCGATGCAGCGGAATGACCTTGTCACTGGTCATTTCTTGCCGCCGAAATATTTGCCGCCAGCTTTAACGCCAAAGCTACTTAAAATGGCTGTGCCGAGACAATAAAAATACCATTCAGGCGCTTTGCTGAGTTGCTCAAAGCCATGTTCAACAACGCCTTCTGCGCCCGGTATAAAGCACAAAATTAGCGGGATCGACAACACGCCAGAAAACCATTCATCGCGCCAGCTTGATCGGCTGCCCTCTGCCATTATGCGCTCATAATCACTGACGCTGGTTTCCTTGCTCAACAGAATTTTTGCTTTTGCCTCTGCCTCTGTCAGCTTTAGTTGCGTTTCGGCTTGCGACTTGGCGGCTTTGTTTCTCAGCACGCCGCCTGCAAGTTCAACCAGCGGCCCTATCAACGCGCCGATCATGCTTCTTTATGCCCGACAGCAAAATAAGCACCGACCAAAGCAGACAGCGCTAAATACTGAGCCATCAATATGCTTTCAGCGGCTTCCATGCGCGCAGGGTCATAGACCGTGGCTGCAGTGCAGATAAGCATCATGGACATTGCGCCCCAACACATATAGCGGCGATTGCGCTGATATATTTCAAAGTTCAAATGATGTTTTTCTTCTGTAGTCATTTAAAACCTCCCTGTATTCCTTGCATGATCTCGCCAATCGTCGGTCGTTTGTTCTTTGGTTGATATTTGCATTGGAAAACCTTTGGACACTGCGCCCAATCGCCAACGCCGCCAGTGTCAGTGACGTAGTGATAACCAAATGTTGAATTTTTGCCGCGATACACGCAGATTTTCTGACCTGATGGGTCGGTGATCCGCTTCCACAAATGGCACGAAATTGTGTCGGGCTTGAGCAATGAACTAGCCAACGTTACCGACAGCACAAGCGCTGGGATCATAATGCCAAAGTCAGCAAGTAAATGCCGCCGCCCAATGTGCCTATAATTAAAAAACCAAGCGTGCCGATCACTGCATTATTAGCAATCTGCCGTTTGGCTTCCATTTGGCGATATACTGTTTCTTCACGCTCTTTGCGGATTGACCGACGCATATTTAGCATCTCGTCATATGTGCCAAGACCAAATCTAAAATCGAGCATAAATTTAATCTCTTTTTCTTTTTCTAAAAGCTGCTTGCGGCGCACAATTATATCCAGCGCCTCGCGCTCAATATTGGTTTCGCCGTGGCTCATTTTGTCCAAGAGCGTCGGGTTTTTGCGCTGGCTTTCAGCTTTTGTTAAATCTGCGCAAGCCTCATACCAACTGCCAAGTTGGCTTGTGACATCTTGTATTTCGCGGCCTGCACCGACCAACATTTTGACGCCTTTATAAGCCGCCTGAGCCGCCGCAAATGCTGTGACGGGATCAATCATGCTCAGCCTCGCTTATGCTTCTGGGCTGACCCGCTTTGGCACGCAATACGCCAACGCGCGATCCTGTGGCGTCTCATATCCGTATCGTTTAACCAAAAGCTGCGCCGCTATTAGGCAGTTTTGCAAACTGGCAAACTCAACCTCTGCTATGATTTGCCGATCAGTTCCAATGCCTTGCCATAAGATCAAAATAAAGACGTATGTCACTGCATCTTTATCAAGATCGTAACGCACGTCAGCAAAATCGCGCCAGTGCTGGCAATCAACACGTTTTCGAGTTTCTTGATGCGCGTAAATAGCTCTTTGTGCTGGATTTGGACGGTCGTTTGCAAAGCAATCATGTCCTTTTCCAGTTGACCAACGCGGTCTGAAATATCAGGCATCTGGTGCAGTCGGCCAAGTAACGTCAGGAAGCTGAGATGGTACGTCACGCAATGCTTGCCGATAATCACGCCATGCGGTTGACATTGTAACGTCGGTTGACGCACGCCAATCGCAGGCAGCTAGTAGTTCATCACGTTCCTCACGCACCTGTTTAGCGGCTCTGTCATTAGCACCGTCAGCCCATGCTTGCTCTTCTTCATCCCTTGCCGTTTCTTCGGCGGCTGTAAACTGAACGCTCACTCCATCAATGTTGTGAAATCTTGGCATAATTAATCTCCTTTATCGTTTGATTCCGTACATAGCAATTGAACCACCCGTGAAGGTTTGCCCACCGTTTACAGTAAATTGAAACGCGTTTGTTGCTTCTGTTTCTCGTGTGTGCCAGTGATTTGTTCCCATTTTGGGATGACTGGTAAAGCTTGTTGCTGTGCTGACAGTCATAAGCTTTCCCATCGTATACGTATTAGCGTCTAGTGGGTCGATAATAGTCATATTAAAATTTAGCAGATGGTCATCGCCGGGGTCCATCGTGCCATTAGGTAAAACTATACTGCCAGCAGTGCCAGTGCTGCCATTCGCATGTTCAAGACCATAATAGGATGTGTCGGTTTCATAACTTGTACCGCCATTGTTTGAAACTCGGAATTGCATTTGTGCAAATGCTGCGCCGCCACTTGCAATTTTAAAATTGGAACCTCGCAGCTCATAAGAGTAGTATTTTGAATCATCAAAACCTGACGTAATTGAGACAGTTGAAACAGTTGAGCTTACCGTTGTTGTTGATATTAGTTCTACTGAGCCGCTGGGGGTGGCAACGGGCGACCATGATATGTCAGTGCCATCCGAGGTCAGAATAGTCCCCGCCGCGCCCTTTGCCAGCCTAGCCGTTGCGCCGCTTGCATTTCCATACAGAATTGAACCGCGCGTGATTCCGTCAAGTTGGTTTATCTCTGCACCTGTCGCGCTGATTGCCGTTGAACCAAGCGTCAGCCCTGCGGTTGTAATTGACTGCACGGCGTTGCCCGATTGGTCAAGCGTGGCAATTTCGATCCATGCAGAATTTGCCTCGTTTCGAATTTGTAATTTGTTTGTGTCCGTTTCATACCAGAATTGATTTGCGTATGTGGTCGAAGGTGCCGACGCGCCTGATGAATTTGACGCCAGCGCGACAAGTGCATTATTTAAATCCGTGCGTGTCGCAGGGAATAACTGGTTCCCGATATTAAAATCATGCTGGCTCATGTGATCTCCTTGCCATAACCTTTAGCGACGTAATCCATCGTAATCGCATTTGTGCTGGCTGAACTTCCTGTGAAAATGTTGATTGTAAAGCCTGTGCGCGATTTGCTTGTAATCGTGTATCGATCGCCATCTGCGAGATTTGCCAGCGACAGCCCAATTGACGGCGCTGCTTTAAATGCCTTTGCAAATGTCACGGCTTTGCTGCCCGTAAACGTAATGTCGCTCTCAGAAGCTGTGCGATCAGGCATGTCAACGGTTGCAGACAACGTGCTGATGAGTGGTGATGCTTGCGTGTTTGTGCTTTGCAATTTTATCCTGAATTGAAACGCGCGCGCTGGAATGTCGCTGATTGTAAACGGCAACCATGCTGTGTAAGTTGGTGACCCGCTCGGATTGTCATCTGTGTGCCGTTCTTGCATCTGAAATGAAACGTCATCAAACGCGTCTGGATCGCCGTCAAACAATCCAGCGCGGCTGTCGAAAAAACCAGACGCACTATCAAACGTGCTTGTCTGATCAAATCGCAGCATTGAAACATTACTTGAAATTCGGCTTGTGTATTTCTGCCCAAGATCAATTGAGTTGGCAAAGTAATAAATTCCCTCAGCCGCAAACGACCCGCCTGATTGGGTCAATACCAAATTGTCTTCAGCGTCTTTGACTGTGTTAGTTTTAGACCCAGAAAACGACGGGTTTTCCGTCAACGTGGCGACAACATTTAAATCATTGATATCGACATTTGTGACGATAAAGCTAGTCGGATTTGCCGAAACATTTGATCCGCTGGTCGATGCGTCAACCGCTTTAATGAAATAAGTGCCAGATATCGCAGGCACAGATATGCTGGACGTGCTGGAAACGACCTGCGCCAAATCTTCTGAAGATGAATAAGTCGCGCCGCTGGTCTGATTTGAATACCTGATATTATAATATGCAACATCAAGATCAGGCACAGGCGTCCAGTTTAAATGCAGCGTTGACGAGACAACATTGCCGCTGAAGTTTGTGACATCTGCAGGAATTGCGCCTAATGCGTCCACATAAAAACTTGAAACAGTGTTAAAATCACCGCGCACGCCCAAAGCATTTATTGCTCTGGCTCTGACATCATAGTAACCGTCAACAATTCCGAAACTTTCAGCACGCAACGTGCCAGTGTAACCGGATGAAACAGACAACGGCGAAAAGTTTGTATCGCTTGATTTCTTAAATTGCGCTTCAACAGAATCAATTAAATCGCTTGATGCGGTAATATCTGCGAGTAAAACCGACATTACTTTCCCGCGCACAGTGCGCAACTCGCTGCTTAAACTAATGCCGACGCTTGGCACCTCAAAAGGCGACAGCAATGTTGTGTTGTCGCGCTCATACACTAGGCCATCATCAACCTCATCATAAATGCTGGCGGCAGTTTCTTTCAGCGTCATATCGACTTCAAAACCAAG